CCTAATTATGGACCATAGCTCGCATAAGCAGCACGGAAGTTAGAAACACCAAAACTGTATCTTTCTACTGCTTTCGCGAGAAGATTATCAGTTTGGAAATCAGTATATACATCTGTTTCCAGACTTTCTCTGACATAGTGTTTGAACCCGTCATTAGCATCGGTCAATAAGAACCATGCATTATTTGCATTTAAGAACTGGTTGACCCTGTACCCTTCAGGAACTGCTGTTAGATTATATGTCGCACTTATATCGTTCACGTTTGTGCCCGTTCTAAATGCAGACGCTAATAAACGTTCAGCAACAAATTGTCCTAATGGTGGAACAATAAGCTTCTTAGGTTTAGTTTGAACAATCAAACCAGCTTGGTTACGGAATTGCTGAATTGCTATCAATCCGGCTTCCAGAGAACCTTCTGTTAAATCCGTTTGGATAGTTGGAGTATTTGCAACAACTCCAGTATCAATCGGGTGATTTAAACTGAATAATGGTTGGCCATCACCAATTGGAAATGCTGCGTTGTTACCATTGTTTAATACGGAAGCACCTAAAATTTCTTTGGTTTGAGCCATAGAATCTTTCAATGCGCGTACCATTAATGGAAACTTCGTTTTATACAAATTATCAACTAGAGCCTGTCTAGTGATATTGAAGGATAAAGCAACATACTTATGCGTGTAGTTGGTGGTAATCCGTTGGCCCATCGTATCAACCGCCGTAGGAGAACCTTCTGGTCTAAGTTGTGCTAGACCCAACATTCTCATTTCTACTTCGATTTCAACTGCCTTATCTGAATCGTATACGCTATATATTTCGGACCATTGACTTGGGTACATTGGATAATCACCAAATACCGCAGCTAATCCTGGTCGAAGTAGGTTAGCTATTGACGTAGTATTAATTGCCATTTTTATATTCTCCTAAATCTTATACGCCCAAAGTTCCGGTGCCGCCTTTGTAAACATGGTTATTGATTAATACCAACGTATTGTTAAACAATACTGCGCTAGCATTGCCTGGAACTGGCGTAAACCGAACGATTTTCAACTGTAGGGTCGCTGTAGTATTGAGAGTGTTGTAATCCAAATACATGGCAGATTGTCCGCTAATGGTAGAACCGGTCGCAGGATTGGCGGGTGCCAATGGGCCAGCTGCACCACCACCTGCTAATCCTAAGTTAGCATTTAGATAGAGTTGAACAGTTGAAATAGAAACGGTATTAATTGCAGATGCTACGTTTGTGCTGTTAGAAGTTTGAACATCAAAGAGCACATCCGGATCGTCAATTATGAATGCTTCTGCATTAACAGCACCCATCGTTACTTGATTGGCAGGCCAATACTTTAAGTATTGTGCAACGCCATTAGCATCTATAAATTTACACCCAGCAAAAACACCCAGAATAGTGCCACCAGCAGCAGCTACGTTAATAGTGCCGTTATTAGCCTGAATTACTAAATCGCCTTGATAAATAGAAGCAGCATAGCCAGAAGCAATCAAATAAGGACTTTGTTGGCCCGTATATAAACTACCATTCAAATATTGAGATGGGCGAAACCCAAAAGGGGAATTGGTCGCATTGCCGTAAGCCATAAAAAAATCTCCGATAATAAATCAGTTAAAACTTAGAGATTGCTCTCGACCGCTTTTAGGGCTCAGGTCCGCCCTTCTGATTTATGGCCCAGATGACCGGGAGATTATGGCTCCGACCGTTTGAAGACTCAGGTCCGTCTTTTAGAAACTATGACTAGCATCTAAACTAGTGATGAGTATACACCAAATTTATATTTAGATACTAGTCTTTTAAAATTATTTTTTATCTTCCAAAGGTAGCATTTTTGGTAACATAAGTTTGATACTGAACTGCTCCAGGAATACTAGGCTCTCCTAAAAAGTTATCCGTACCCGGCATATTTAGTAAGTCACTCATATTTCTATCATGTAGTCTGTCATACTCTTGTTTTCCGAGCTCTATTGGGCGTTCGCAGAGAATGCCTCCTTTGTGGTAGATATACCCTTTATAAGTAGTCAGTCTTCCCAATGGGTCTGAAAATGCCATTTCAGGATGTCTATCAGCAGGAACCAGCGTCCATCCTTTACGCATCATGTCGGGAAGGCGCCCTGTGTCATCGTGTTCCCCAATTTGAACGCGAGCGCGATAATATTCCATCCCTGCTGGAATCGACCTCGGATCGATATCATCAATATTTTGAAAGAACATTTTTTGTTTAGGTCTATCTACATTTTGACGTTCTTGTGTTCTACGGGTAGATTCAATTCGACTCTTTCGTGGATTTTTTACTTTTTCCATGATTATCTTCCTCCTCTTTTTTGTGCGTTTGTTCTTTTATCGTTTAATACGGCCGCATACATTTCTTTCTCACTTATACCTAATCTTCTAGCCATATCTTTTTCGTCTGCATTCAACGCTCCTCTTGTCTGTGAAGATTGTTGATAATTTTGCCCACTGCTTCTAACAGGGGATACTGGGCTTCTGCTAGTTCTCATATTTAGTTCTCTCCTGCCTTGGTGATAGTTGCTTTGACGGAAATGATCTACAAACTCATTAATCTTTTCTCGATATTGTTCTGAGAAAATAGCATCCCCATATCCCGCATTTATAAGATTATTGTCGTATTCTTGACAATAACGTGCTACTTGGTCTGTCAAGTCTGGGTCGTAATCATTAGATTGAGGATTCACCCAAGAGTTATCCCTTATCCAATCCTGTATAACAGGCTCCTTGCCCGCATAAGGAGAAGGTGCGTAGGAAGGTTCTTGAATTGGCTGTCTATAACTTTGCTGGACTTTCCAAGTATTTAAATTGTGAAGTTCATTGGTAGCTATCGAAAGCTCTACATCTGCATCTACTTGTGATTGAATATCACCAGATTCATATGCACTAGCTTTTAATTGACGAGCCTTCTCTAATCTCTGAATAACATTATCGTCATAATGTCTCATAGCAGATTGTGCTGTTAAATCTGCCATAGCACGAGTTTTTTCTAACTCGTCACGCGTTCTAGCTAGCTCATCTAAGGCTTGGTACTTTTCACGTTGTACTTGATTTAAGCGCGTCTTAATTTTCTTTTGATGAGCATCTTCTGCCGCTATGCGCTGCGCCGGGGTTTCGGGTTCTGAACTTTCCTCTTCTTCTAATTCCGGCTCTTCACCGAGCTCCTCTTCTAGTTCTTCCTGTTCTGCTTCAAGGGGTAATTCTTCTTCCCCTCCACCAAATTCTCGTACATCTTCTTCGTTGTATGTTTGCATGTTATTTCCTCTTTATAATAATTAATCTCTCGTAACGTCCGCAGGGTCTTTTACGACTTGCATAATCTTGTCATCGTAGAGGTAGTAAATTGGCCTTCCTTTATACCAAGCTCTTACGCCTTCGTGACGAGGGAAAGTTATCCAATCACCCACTTTACAAGTAGGGCCGTACTCTTTAAATTGTTCGCCCTTATAGGCACCGTGCCCAATAGAGAGCACTAATCCAGTCATACTTGAAAATGTATCATTATCTGCAACACTTCCAGGTACTACTATCTGGCTTTTCTCCCCTTCTTTCGTTACATAGGTTTCTTCATGTCGGGTATAAAGCATTACCGCTAACCAGGGGCCGCACACTCTTGGACGTTCACATCCAAGTTTTTCTTCTACGAAACGTATTGCTTCTTCTTCTTCATGTTCTTCTATATAACTAATCTGTTTCAAATTCTTCATTATTTCCCTCTTTACTTAAATATTTGGTGTCAAACATGTCCTTGTATAAACGGCAAATAATTTCTTCTGCTTCACGCATTGCTTGCCACTTACCAACAACAAACTTATAGTCTTCAATTTTATCAAAAGTGCCAGAGAGTATACGGTCTGCATATACTCCCTGCCTTTCTCTTATCCTTACCAACAAATTTTCACAAAACCTAAGGTTCATCCAAAGTTCCTAAATTTATTTAATCAAACAAATTTGGAGTTCTTTGAATATGTGCTGCGTGCATGGGGCGCCCTCTTTTATTGGCTACATCATGCCGAATTTTAGCAACTCCTCCAGCTGCCATTCTTCCACCGCGTTTGAAAACGGTTCCATGCGACATATCTTCTCCAGGATGCCTAGCAGACTTTCTTCCTTCTGGAGAACGTTGAGCATGCTCACCTCTCATTACAGACTCCCAATTGTTTCTAGGAGCTCTTTTAGAATGTCCAGGCTCGCCAACCATCATGCTTTCATAAACGCTGCCGCCTTTAGCGTAATGATGACCCTTGTGCCCTTGTCTTAAGTGGCCACCTCTACGTTTTTCAGTCGTAAGCGCGCTTTCGAGTTGTCTATGTAAATGCTGCATGTTGACTTGGCCTCCTTCTTTTTTCATTAACATTGGAATAAGTGAAGGCAGTAAATGTAAAGCGACATTCCCAATTCCTTTTACGATTCCTCCAAAGTCATAGTGTTGAGCAGGTCCGCCATCTTTATATCGTCTTGCTCTTCCAACGAGTGCCATTCCTCTACCTGCTCCCATGGCTCTTCCTCTACGGCCCTCATGATGTCTTTGAAACATCTGTCCTTTAGCTGGCGATGCGATAGAAGCTTCCACAGGGGAACCTAGCAGACTTTTCTTAATCTTCATCTTTTTTTCAGGAGGAGGAGGGGGCGCATCTGGAATATGATAAGCCTCCTCTTCATGATGAATTTCGGGCTCAATTTTTTTCGCCTTTTTGATGGGAGGCGGCGGCGGTGCATCTGGAATATGGTACGCTTCTTCATGATGTGGCTCTGGCTCATGATGAGCTTCAGGCATATCAGCACGCTTCTCTTCCATATGAGGCATATCAGGATGTTCTGAAGTCATAGTAGAAGTCTGAGTTCCTTCTAATTCGCCGCCTTCTGCTCTATGGCGCCTATAACCACGATGACCTCGTTTTACATACCCCCCTCGTTCAAATCCTAAACTATCTTTAACAGTTCTTATTACTCCTCCGAATGGCCCAAGTCTCCCTAAAAGAGTATTTATGTGGTCACCTAGTTGACCGCGTACACTGTCGCCAACGCCCCCAAGTTTTCCTAAAAGGCCGCCATCAGCATAATGCCTTTTAGCATGCCCACCTCGTTTCATAACTTGTGCGGTATGTAAATCCTGCTGATCTAAACGAGGAGTAGGCACTCTACGCGGCAATCGTAAATTGGTTTGATAATCAGGCATCTCATGGGCGACTGCACCACCTTTCTTATAAAGGCGAGCCTTTTCACGACCTGGCGCAGAAAATGATGCGGGAAATCCTTCTCGAACTCCGCGCCCAGTTAATTCAGCGCCAAACATTCTCTTGGCATTATCACGTAGCGAATCTTTTCCAGAATATCCAGAAAGATGTCTTTCGCGTTCTTCTTTGTTCATAGCATAGGCTCCTGAGTTGGTTGTTTAGAGTGTGCAATGGTTAAGTCAACTTCATTCTTGTTGACCGCCATTTCCTTGTCAGCTTCAATTTTTGAGGTTTCACTCTCAAATTTTAATTGAGCTTTAAAAGCTTCTGTCTCAGCTTTTAATTTGGCTTCTTCATCTTTTAGATGAGAAGCTTCTCTATGTTGTTCGATATCAGCCATCATGACAGCATTGGGGTCTAGTTGGTTTTTCTGAGCCTCTGCTGCTTCTTGTTGCTGTTGTTGTTCTTGTTGCATTATTTGCATTACATTTTGAGCATCTTGCATTGCAAGCATGTTCTGAATTTGGTGATTACTCATGATTTCTTCTTCTTTTATATGCACATTCATATATTGTTTTAGTTGCTTATATATCTTATAAGCTTCATGTTTTTGAATGTGCATCTTTATTGTATTAATAACCTGAAGGTTGAATAATTGTGGATTATTCTGTATTTCTTCTAAGAACCTTCTATGCACAATAAGATGTGCTTCATCGTCCTGAAAAGAACCTACTGTTATTGGCTTGCCATTCATGAAAAATATATTTTCAGTAGTAGGGTCAAGCGCTTGAGGTTCATCTTCATCAGGGATTAGTTTTTCAATGCCTTCTACGTTCATGGCACGCAACATTCGGCGATGCGCTTCTTTCATGTCGTATATCTCAGGCGCGCTTTGTGCAAGCTTCAGTTCTGCTTCTGTTCTTAGCAATCTATGAGTGCTAGTAAGAACATTAGGGTCGGATACAGGCATAATTGACACTTTGTCATTAAAGTCCTGCCGCATAATGGTGACATCTTTCCCTGGAACTGAAAAAGGATATGGCTCATCTTCTAAATATTCAGCGAATAAATTAAAGATAAGTTGAAGTTCATACCCTAACGAAACATGCAAGGACCGTAATACCGAAGACTGTACCCTATTAGCTACCTCTAGCATCGCTAAGGTGGTTCCCACCGGAGTATTGGTACCATTCTCTGGTAAAGGGGCTTCAGCAGCGGAGCCACCCTGAGCTGTTTCTTGCTTGATTTCATTTCTAAGTTGCAACAAAGGCTGAGAAGGTCCAGCGTAAGGCATCAACATAAAGCAGTCACGGATAGGTTGCCCTCCAGTTTCTACTTCTAAAAACTCAGTAGGACCAATGGCTTTATCATTATTTTCTGCCTTCATTCCGCGTGTCTTTATGCCGCCTGGAAAGCTCTGTAAAACAGCAGCATCCACGGATTGCCTTAGTATTTGGGTCAATACAATCGCATTTGAGCCCATTAAATGCGCTAGACCCAAACCATATATGCCAAAACCAGTAAGGTATTGATAAAGCACAAAACACTCTAATCGTTTGTATTTCTCATCCTTCTCTTTCCAGTTACGTTTGATTGACCGAACTTTCTTTTTGCTAACATCAATCATGACAACGTAAGGTTTTGGTAAGTCTTTCTCTTTTTTATTTTTCTTGTTGGTTTTTGATTTAAGAAGTTTTTTACCTTCTACTTCTTCTTGGGTTAATTCTACATGTACTTCATAAAAGTCAAATAGACTCTTATTTTGATGCGCATCTGTAGATACTCCCTCTATTTTTTTTATTGTTTTCGCAATGGAGCTCGGTTCTTCTTCTTCGTTTATATCAGGGGTATCTTCTATAGTGAAGTCCCCACTTCTTTCTTTTAATATGATATCTTTCTTGCTTAAAAGGATTCTTTCGGTTAGCCGCGTACTGTCTAGTACGCTGATAGCGTTATGGTTAATAATAAAATCTTGAGGTTTTATAAAGCGCGGATTAGGACGACCTAGGATGGGGTCTTGATAGACCTTCCGTACAGCGCTTCCGCACAAGATTAAATACATCAGTAATCTATCTGAGTCTGGGTAATAACCTCGGTCTATCTTAGTTAGGAAATAGTTAAGAAAATACTTTACACGCTCTCCTTGGTCTTCGTTCTCAGGAGTTGGCATACCTTCAATCTCAGCTCTAGCTGGTCCAGAAGCCGGAAATAGCTCTGCCCTGGCCACCGAATAAGAAGTGAGTACTGCACTCGACAAGGTAGAGTCAAAAGCCGCACACGCCCTTAAAAAGGGTACCGTACGGTCTTCTTCAATGGCATGCCCTAAATACTTCAACGCTAGATTAATGGTCTTTTCCCATCCTTTTCTGGATTCAAGGTCTTCCTTGATTTCTTCTAGTAACGACCCTGCTAGCCCTCTAAGGCTTGCGTCATCTAACTCTAGGGCAAGATTGGCATAGAAATCATCTTCGGAGGGACGCTTTTCTTCTTTCTTATTTTCATCTTTAACATCAAAGATAGGACTCCCATCTTCCGTTCTTCCTACCTCTTCAATGTTCTCCACAGGAATATTGGCAGCCTCCTCATGAGAAGGTGCCTGAGATTCATATATACTGTCATCGAACGGGGAAATAGCAGACATTTATTATCCAATAATGTAACTAAGTAAATTATCTTACTATGATGTTGTTGGACTTATTGTTGCTACTCGAAGGACTGCATACCAAAAGAACGACTTTCTAAAGACTAACAATAAATCCATGACTATTTTTATATATCTTTATTAGTATGTCAACATATATTTGTTGTTATGTCTTTTGGTGTTTAAAGTAGGTCGCAGGTCATCTACTATTTCTTAAAATATACTTGACAAATGATATTATGATGATATCATTATCTTAAGTTAGAAACGAGGTAAGGAGAAAGTTATGGAAGAACTTCCAAAAGAATGGCATGAACAGAAAGCGGGGATGCCCAAGTTGATAGATGACATAAAAACTGCTTTAGAAGGGCATAGTATAAATCTTTGTTATATTGCCATAGAAGCCATGCATAGTGTAGAGGTTAAAATATGAAAATACCATTACTTGAACATGTAAATCTTAGAAACCCAGATACATCGGAATATGTAGCTGAGGTGCAAGAATGTTTAGATAAATTATCAAGTATTGTTGACCAATATCCAGTTCAAACTAAACTGGATACACTTAATGTACTGCATTGTGTCGTTATATTAGATGCAATCCAGGAATGGAATATCTCAGAAGAAGCTGCAATAAAATTAACTGAATTTGCCGCCCACTACTTAAAAGAAAAAACAATTGAAAAAATACAGTTAGCTATTCAACGAGCGCATCAAAATAACGGAACGAGCCATTAATAATGGAGATAAAATATACTACCTTGGCGGAAATGATAGATGGAATATATGTATTTTCCGATAATGGCGAATATAACTATACGTTTACTGATAGTAGTGGCCATGAAGTTAAAGTTAGGGGATGTGAAACGTATGATATTATTGCTATATCGTTTAATTACCCGGGCTTACCAGCGGACCCTATTCTTATAAATAAAAGTTATTTTAAAGAATTTTGCGACAAGATAAATTATGTTGGCACCAATTTAAATAAAATTTGCGAAATAATGGAGAAAAAATGTTAGATACTCTAAAACCTTTTGAAAGAAGACTGCTGGAAATATTAGGAATAAGTCCTGAAGATGAAGAAGATCTTTCCTTAAGAGAATACTTATTAATAAAAGAACTTGAGAATGAGATAAAAAATATCACAGATAAATATGGTACCATGGTTTCTTCAATGGCATTAGACCGCGTACATGTAAGAAACATATTCAAAAGGAAGGAAGAAATAAGTGAATAAAGAAGATAAAAAAAGTCTTGATTTAGTACTAAATGAAATGAAAACAATCTTAGATAAACGCCCTTTAAATATAGCGATGATAGCGCTAGGAATGGCTTTTAGCGGCAGCCTCTGTCAGGCAATACAGGCGGCAGCTCCTGATAAAAAAGAATTTATCCTGGAAGCAGCAATAGAAACTATTAGAAATAGTGTAGAGATGAACAAATATGAGCATTGAGGCCGCAATACGGCATACCTGCAATATTACAGAGACGGTAATACATACTTAGAGGAAAAAGGTGATGAATAAAGAAGATGAAAAGACCGAGCTAGAATTAAAAGAAGAACTTTTTGAAAAATTATATATCTGTCTCGAGCCATATTCTTATGGAACAGCTCTATCTGTGCTGTCTTCTCTTTTTTTAGCAATGATGGCTGAGAGTGCAGACATAAATGATCCGAAAGATATTCCAGAATTCGTAGAAGAATTTTCACAAAAGATGATTAGTACATTTAAAAATTGCCTTAAAGGAAGATTAGAGAAAATATTACAAAACAAAGCGATACATTTGAAAATATGACGGTAAAGATTTAATTAGGGAGTTATAAAATGATAGACAAAATAATTACTTGCGAGACCCAGACTAAAGAGATATATAAATTTAATTTGACGCCAGACAGTGAAGAGGTAGCAAGAACGGAAGACGGTAGCCCTATATTTAACGGTCGTCAAAGAGAGATTACTGTTATATATCAATCTAGTTCTTCTCATCATGAAATTACCATAATCACCAAAGATTGTTTTACGCTGACCTTTAATCAATTCCACGAATACTGTATAAAAGTGAATGAAGTATTGAAAATGATTCAGGAGGGCTAAATGCAAGAAATAGTGGGTATACAAATCAAAGGAACTATCTATACAGGCATAGAAGCTCTGCGTGCAGCCAAATTACATAAGTCATGGGAAAGATTAATCACCAAAGACATAGCTAAATTCATGCAATCTTGCGATTTAGGTCGTAACTGGGAAATGTTAGGTCAGGCACCCATACTGTTTATCATTAAAGATGATAATACATACGATGTGCCTGCCGATACTCTTCTAGGCGCGCATATTCCAAATAAGCAAAAAACTGATTTTATTAAAGATAAAAAAATTTTGGAATAGTATAAATGTTATGCTATTCTGGAATCGGTAACGTTAGTGAGCGAAAGTCTAGAATAGTCCGTTTATAAGTCTAGACAGCGATACATGCATGTGCTAAGGGTTTACAGTTTCTAGGTCTAGAAACAATGGGGAACGAACTCGCCAGTAAATACCACTCAATGCTACTAGCGTTATCGCCAACGTTAGGGGATATGTATCCCCTAACGTTGCTTTATTCAAAAAGCCCAAACTACTCCAAATCCATAAGAAGTGGTATTAGCAAATGTTGCAATCTTAGCAGTGTTAACCCATCGTACAGTAGCTCTAGCACCGAAATGGTCATCAAACATATATTGAAGTCCACCCACTAACCGCAGAACTGATTTACGTTGGCTCAACTTATTTCCGCCGCTATATTTATTTAAGCCGCTTAATTGTAAAATCTGATGCTCAAATGTGCCTCGAATACTTGATATACCAAAACCTCCCATCAGCTTTATGGAAGACTCTTCGTAAGGAGCAAAAAATCCTACCGCTTCCAGATATGGCCCTCTTAATTTAGCTGTGCTTTTAAAAATTCCAGGGAACCTAGTTATAGTTCTAGGTCCAGGATGACCATTGTTAACCACAGCAGTGTGGCCACTCTTTAAGATAGAGGTACTTATGTTAGCAGTTTCGTAACCGCCTTCTATTCCTAGCGATTCGGCAACCTTTAAACCTACATAAGCATTCATATTTGGAGCAATGTTGTTTCCGAAGTTTCCCTTAAAATCCATACAGTGGGCCTGGAACGATACTCCTATGTAGAGACCTTCCAGAGGGCCAGCTTTCATTTTTTCTAAATAATCGTCAGCCTTAACGGTAGATGCGCTTAGCATCAGAATGGCAGCTGCTAATAATTTAAAGTGTTTCATAAATATTCCTATCTGTAATTACAGTTATTAGTAATAATATTGAAGGTAGAATTCAATACGGTAATGTTTAGACCAATGGTATTTATATTATTGTAAGTATGTCAACTTATAAATCATTCTTCAATAGATATGCGTTAGATATTACTTTAAAACTAAATTTACCATTTAAAGATTTAAACACAACCCCTTCGCGAGCTAGCCAATCTCCTACGCAAGACTCGTCATCTGCGAACTCTAACATATCATTAATTCCCTGATTAAAGCTTTCGCTAATAGGTAAAGGAAAACATATAATAGGTGCACGTTTCATACCGCTAAGGCGCTCCCATTGTAAATGAAGGGCGCACCGCTCATCCTGGGGATAATACTCTTGCTTATCAATATCCCATATATCAAATAAATAAAAATCCTGTCCTTTTATTTTATATGGATTACCTTGGATACCTTCTCCAATTACCTCTCCTTGTAATGCTACATTTTTTCCATAAGTTTTCAACAATTCTTCAATATTGTATCTTTTTGCTATTTTCCATAAGGTATTGTCTTCATTCTCTATGAGTTCCATATTACGAGAACAGACTCCAAAAATGCCTTCATTCCAATAATACGTACAACTTGCACCATCCAGTTTTTCGGTTACCTCCCATGAATCTGGCATCTCTTTAACTTTATCCCATAGGTTCTGAATTCTTTCTTGGTCTGTTTTTCTAATGAAGGAAGGAAAGTTTCCTTTGGCTATGCCTGCTAATTGCGCGGGGATAGGTGGGTCGTATTTAATGACGCCTAAAAATTCAGTAACATCTCTCCCTACTGGAAAATAGACGTGATAGTTTTTTTGGTTCCATTCCTTCCAAGATTCGCAACCGTTAGTAACTGCGGGCGTTTTACCTTCTTCGTCAATGATAGCGTCCAAAATAGAAAGCGGTAACGCTAATCCTTGCGACAAAGTTCCTTTCAATCTAATTGTCTTTAGTCTAAACCCTTCTTGGTCTCCCATCTTACGGTAAGAGCTTTTCCTTAAGAATTCAAACTCTGGCCTAATAGGTAAGAAAGAATCTATTTCAAAATAAACGCAGGATTGTCCTACAATGAAATCTCCCTTCTTAACTACACAGCTCCAACCATCAATGATGGCCTGTTCAATATTATCAGCGCCTTCAATGGGATTTATTTCTTTAATAACTCGAATGGAAGCTAAGTTACGCATTGGTTGCTCTCTTAATAATCATCATAAAACGCCCCCTTAGCTCTAGAAGAAGCCCCCTCTAAATGTTTAGGGTCTTTCCTATGCGTTAATAATCCATTAGACGCAAGTCTCAGTATTACTTGACTCATAGTATCCACTACGTCTCGAGCGCCAACGTCCGGTCCAAATGTACTACATAGCTCCAACAACGTGTGAGATATTGGCGTCAATGAAGTATAGCTTGGACCTAATGCAGGTACAAATACCTGACCCTCTTCTATGTAAACACTGGCTACCCGAACTCTCTGTGTCTTATCTCCGTAAGGGGTTGGGTCAAACTTAAACGCATTTATTCCCCCTCTACGGAAATCCTGAATGAGCGAAATCCCTGATGCCTTAGCTTCTACCAATACAATATCTGAAGCGTGATGCACATTAGGAGTAATCTCACGCGTCCCATCATTACGATAATCTTCAAAGAGATTACGCGCTAGCTTTCTAAGGTCTGGGTATTCTACCCGACCACGCCAGAGAGCCAATAAGATTATACATGGTACTTTATGGATATCATAAAAGTAACCCCACGTAGTACAGGCTGAATAAGAATTAGTTTCGTTAGTCTCTAGGGCTGTATCCCACGATTGGATAATCTGAATAAGCTTAGGCGGACGTTCTTCTTTCCACCACTTGAACCAAGATTTCTTGATAATGCCACCTGATGCCGGAGCTGGCCGTTGTTGTAACTGGCCAGCTATGCGATATTCTGTTCTCAGTTCTGCCTTAAGAACTTTTAATTCATGCTTGCCTATTCTTGGTTCCCATAAAAGTTCACCTTCTTTGGTGCGAGGGTCTTCCCATATCTTTCCTTTAGTAGAAGGAAGAATAATAGTCTTAGCTTTTCTCGACCCTTCAAATTCCATTGGCAAGATTAAGCGTGTCCATTGCTTATATACATCATTTTCCATGATGTAACCCGCTAAATCTCTCTCATGAAGGCGCTGTTGCACTCCAACTTTACATCCTTTTTTAGGGTCGTTAAGCCGAGTACTCATCACCTGCGACCACCAGTCATTTGTACCTTCGCGCTTTACTTCTGACTCTCCATCCTTAGCATTGTTAGCATCATCAAATACCAGGAAGCTTCCCCCTTCTCCTGTCGAAGAACCCATAACAGAAGTAGCCAACCGATACCCATTCATATCGTTATCGAATCTCCCTTTAGTGTTCTGGTCTTTTCTTAACTTATATCTGTCTCCCCATCTAGCCTGATACCACTCGGACATAATTAAGCGTCTACACCCTAAAGAATCGCGTCTCGATAGAGAAGCAGCATAGGAAGTAAATAGGAATCTTTCCTGAGGCGCATGTATCCATACCCAAGCGGGCCACATCACAGAAACTAACGTAGACTTCATACAGCGGGGAGGAATTAATATAAGTAGATTGCGTATTTCACGCCTTACCACGGCTTCTAGGTGCTCACAGATAGCCCCTATGTGCCATCCATCAATGAAAGGGATATCCCCTTCCACATGGCTCCACGCTTGACGCGCAAACTCATGTAATGAATTGGTAGCTAACTCTCTTTTATTATATTCTTCAACGTATGTTAGTTCTTCTGCTGAGAATTCTGGTAATTGTAATGATTGCATAGGTGAGTATGGTAGATGGTAATACTAGAAGGAGCAATAGGCCAGATGTGTTTCACTACCCAACACCGCTACTGCATAGGGATACCACTTTTTATGAAAAAGAGACATTCCCGCATGTTTGGAAATATCTTTCAGACTTGGCCATCTTCGTATCCCCACCTGAAAATTTTACCAATTATAAATACAAAAAGCAACATCACGAATGAGCTTTTAGGCTTCTACTACCAGCTATCGCTCCTATTGTTATATATCATATATTAATATAAAATTAATCAATATGTCAACTTTGTAAGACATATGAACCAGGAAGGTTATTATGCAAAAAGATATTCTGCCCATCAAGCAAAAACCATCTATCTGCCAATCTAGAGACTGGGACAGAATCCTTCGTCAAGCTAATGAAGGATTAGCAGTCAAAGACCTAATGCATCAAATGGAAAGAGCGGCCGGAAAGAAACATCACACGGATAGCTTATTCCAGTATCAGCAATATCAACACCAAATAGAAAGACAATCTATGAAGATTACCGAAGAAATCATGGCTAGCCATAGAGAAAGGACATTGATAAATAAATGCTTACAGGAAAAGAAATTTAAGTTTTAACTTTCCGTAAGAATCCATCACACTTTTTTTCTAGCTCAGCGTACGGCATAATCTTCTTGCATTGAACGCATTTAAAGGAATCAATATAACTACAATAATAATTTTCTCGGTCCCTCGTTATAATGGAGCGCTCAAAAACATGCGTAGGCATCCCAGGACATTCTTTGTCTTTATCTTCCCATAGAACTAATTCGCCACATGTGGTGCATTTTATGCAAAGGAGCGTATACTTTCCTTCACTCATCCCAGTCACAAGGGTAGAAGAATAATTCTTATCGACACAATGAGTATTTATTGTTTTCATTATCTTACCTTAATAATTCTAAATATTTTTGCAACAGGCTTTCCTCTATTTCTTCATTTTTATGATTAAAGTAATACTCATCAGAACGTATATCATGTAAAGATAGACCATTCCAATGAGTATGATTTTTTAGAAATAGATACAATTTAACTGCCGATAACTCAAAATTTTTACCGTCCATTTCAATCTTAACTGTACACTCGGAACATACAATATGACTCCACCGCGCTAAGGTGGTGTCACTCTCTAAAAACTTATCTTCTATTTCATCTGTTATTTGACTTTTTCTCATTATCACAAACGACCAATCTCTCCAATGGTCTTTTTCGTAACAAGCGGAATGTTTCAGAGTAAAATGATATAAATTAATGATAGCGTTTTTTATGTCAAAGTTAGGGAATTCACTTACAATCTTTAATTTGTAACTATCAATATCAGATGTTCCTGAATCTATAGAACAATTATGGCAAACTATATATTTATCTTCCGTTATTTCCTTTCTCATCATTTCGTAATCTATTCCTCTAAACTTGAATGTATGCATTGGTTCCCATCCATTTAAGACACATTCTTCTGCCTTTTCTACACCAACCGTGATGTAGTTATAGAGTTTATCTTGACTATCAGTTAAGCTTTGGTTTTCCATTTTCATCCCATTCAACATGAAGATTAAACTGCATATGCTTAAGTAATTTATTTCCTTCTTCATGGGCTGAATATAGATGTAGGAAGTTGTTTTTAACTGTTTCGCTATCATACTTTACTGAAGTATCAGCCTGTGGCTCAGGAGAAATATTATCAGTTTGCTTACATATGTTTCTCATTCTTTCGTTTAAACTATCATTTAATATACATATCTGTTCCATCTCATCTGGTAAAGTAATTTTACATACGGATGTACTTAGGTCATTAATAATATTTTTATAAGTAACAATTTTTTCTGTAATTAATTTTATCTCGCTAGAAACGGCGCCGTCCATTATTTCTTGTAAAAGCTTCCTTTCTACGAGAATCATTTTATTCTTACAGTTCACCAATTCTTTAGCAAGTTCGTGATTAGTAAGTACTATTTTTTTTAGAATAGCTTTCTGAATTTTATCCATACTGCTTTCTATAGCCAATAATTTTGAATTGAAACTTTCAATTACTGTTTCATCATTACAAGTTAACATATTTTATCTCCTAACATATCTTAATAATCATCACAATCACAATTATATCTACCTGTTTTACCTGTGAACAAATAAATAACTCTATCTTTAATTTCTAGCCATGCATATCGTACCTTAAAAGAAACATAATTTATCATTCCTTTAATCCTGCTTTGCTTTTTAATGGATGAAAAAGAAGTGTCCTTAAAACATAAAATATTTCCTTCATATATAACAAATTCACTATCATGCGTCCAGCAAGCGCCTTTCGCGGGTGTCATCACTACATCTTGAGCATCTCTCGATAAATATTCAAAAGCTATTGGTTTATAACCTTCCTTTCCTTTATCTATTAAAATTTGCAGCTCATCATCGGATAAATAGCTTATATACTTTAAATGCCTCATGGTTCTGGCACCATTTAAAAATTTATTATTTACCCAGGAAGGTATTTTTAATTCATTCTCGCGTTCCAACCATAAATCTCTCATGCTGCATTATCTCCAGAAGGAACATCTAACACTTTCTTATCATTGCTATTTTTTGACACATCATAAAGAGTAGTCTTAGACGACACCTCTTCAGCCTTCTTAATACTATGGTCATACACCTGCTTTGCTACACTATAATCAGTAAACTCTCTAGACTGACTTATCATTCCATTTGTATCCGTTCTAATATTGATAAATATATCCCCGTTAGAAGAAGCACTTTTATTAGAAAGCGTAATGATTAGACTTCTCTTCCTTAAAAGAAAGTAAATAAGCTGACCTTGTTGTGCTCCCATCTCTATATTGAATCCAAAAAAATTCATTACTTCCCAGTCTCCCCACTTCTCCATAAGACGTTCTAATGGATGGCCTCCATATATAGACGCAGAATTCCGGATAAGCATTCTCTTCAAAGGAGGATGTCTTTCATCAGTTAAGAATGTATCAGTAAATTTTCCCATATTAATCTCCTATCAAAGTCGGCCTAGAGAGCCATATATGCCTAAAATGTCTTATATTTAAATCCTTAATATATTCAATATATAAATTTTGAGCTTTTTCGCCCGATGCTTCTCTATCAGAATAAGAAAATTTCCCATCATTTCCTGAACATATACAGCAAAACCAGAATCCATTTTTCTTCTTTTTGCTTAATAAAAAATAAATGGACTGCTTACTCAATCCTGAACTATCATCAAGTTGTGAATAAAATACATCCTTATCATGCACAGTCCAGTCCCCAAATAAACTATATAACGTCTCTCTATCGTGTCCCGTGTAATTCTCGTTCCCTAGCGGCAACTTAAAAAATGCTTTTAGAGAATTAGCATAAAAGCTTTCATCTTCTTTCGGTCTAACTCTTTTGTTTCTCTCCGTGGTGAAATCTATTACGTTACTTAACATCCTTATTTCTCCTTTTGTTTTACAATTCTTCCTCATAAACCGCCTTAAATACAGATTTTATCCTCTCTATACTATCACTCTCATGCAACCCATGAGATTTTAAATTTTCAATATGCCGCAAGCCTTCTTTGCGGGCCTTCTCCTTGCGTAAAGGCTTCTCTAACCCACCCCTTTCTTCTTCAGCAATACATTTCTCACATTTATGCTCGCAATTATCTTTAGTGTCCATTATGTTTTTTCCCAATCCCTTACTATATAATACCTTTATGATACCATATTATTTTTAAGAGTCAACATTTATTTTAATGCAGAACTCTGCTCCTAATAGACAATGCTTCCTGCTCTTCTACTATCTGTTTTATTGCATCCTGCATATCTCTAATGCAGCTATCATATCTAGAACGCGCATCTTCCAGAGTGGCCAGCTCTGACATTCCTATTCCACCCATTACTCCATAAGCCATATAGAGATACTTATTATCACGAGTCTCCGTAAGAAACTTAGGTGGCTGCTTAAGAAGCAAGTGAACAACCTGTAAACTCGAAGAACAGTCCATAATAGTATGATGGATTACTTCATGGTCTCCATAGTTAAGAAAAGCTTCTTCCAAGTCATGATTCTTTATGGAATGTTTATTTTCTTTCCACCAGTCAGTTATGTTCATTTGATAGTATCCTCTACTCCAACGTACTTTCCGTACCATTCAACGTATTCATTTTTATTAAATTTTTCTTTATAATACGCTGTAATTTCTTCAAATAATTTCTTATACTTGAAGTATCCCATTTCCCCAAGTGCTTTATAAATTTCCAGAAGATGCCTATGTTCAGCGTAATAATCATCTCCATAATCTATCTCTATTTTTTCCCTCTTATTTTGACGTGTTGGCAAATCGTAGTATTCATGTTCATCAATAATTGTTACCTTATTAGTTCCACACCATAATGTATGGTGCATGAGGAATACCGCAAATTCTATCTGAAAATCGCAATGATTGCTAAACATGCTATCATCCGTTGTTGCCCTGCAACTCCTACAGATACCGTAATAATCAGTGCTCATACTTATCATTCCTATTACTGGAAAATATTATCATATAAGTCCTCATCTTTCTCTAACAATCCTTTCAGACACTCATTATTTTTCTCCGCTTCCAAACATTCCAATAAATATTTATCTTTCATTTTTTTATTATCTATCCATCCTTTGTGGCATTTTATACATTTATAAAAAGGATAACCTACCGGGATATTTATCCCACTTACAGGCATATTAACTACTAATGGTTTATGATGCTTTTCCCAGAGATGCTTACATCTTAATTTTTTTAGCATCTTTAGCATATTTAATACTTCTCCATCGCCGCTTCAACTCCTTCCACTGTTTGTACATGATGGAAAGGAATCCCCGCTTCCTCCAATCTTGCTATCCAGTTAATTTTATCTGAATCCGGGAAGGAACCAGTTTTGAATCCATAGTTCAAATCTTCTCCACAGTTAATCACGCTTCCAGTCCATATCTCCTTATCTTCCTTATTCTGATAAGGCTGAAACCCTTCCTGATTTAGCTCACGATTAATCGATACCTTTATCTTCTTAATGAAGAACACCCAGTTCTTAAAGGTATAGAGAATTAAATAGCCTTTTTCGTTAGCTACATGATGTATTTCGTCTATAATACCTTCCTGGTCAATAAAGCGCTTCTTAGGGGCGAACTTCTTGTCATTCATTCTTCTCTTAGTGGTAATCTTTTCATTGGAGAAAGGGCGCCCAGCTATTATCTCATTTGTAAACTTTTTTAGCGCTTTAGCATAAGATGGGGATTTAAGATACTCGCGCATTGTAAAATCTTGAATTCGCAGCGTTCTTTCAGCATCTCCCTTCTTTTTACCTTTTATTATCTTAATCGTAGCTTTGCTAGACTTGCTGACATTTTCCTTAGCCTTTTCTACAGGATGGCTTATAGAATACAAGGGTTTCCCTTTCCCTACTTTTGACAATTTTACTTTTGGCCCCTTAGGTTCAAATATTTTCTTTTTCACTTCTTTCTTCTTGATCATCTTTATTTCCTATTAACCTATTAAGTATTTCATATTGCTTTTCAAGTTTCTCTACTTTTTTCTCCAGCTTAAGTACCGTAACTAATCCAAATAGGATGACTCCTATTATTATAGCTTCTAGTATATTCATTTACTTCCTCTCTTCTCTCATATCAATAACCACATCACATGCTATAGCAGATTTATGAATTTCTCTATAAATAACGTGTTTATCAAGTAATGGAGGAGATAACGCGATCCTCTTATTCAGCTCTTCCAATAATTCCCTAACGGTATAATATTTTATATTATTAATTGTTGCATTTTCCATATCCATATCCATATCCATATCCATTACTTAGCGTTTTTCTCATCAAGAATTATTCTTATCTCCTGGATTTCTTTTTCTATTGCTCTTATTTTTTCTCCGTAAACGGTAGCCACCGCACAAAGAAGCAAGAAAAAAGCCCCTAATAGCATTCCTGTTAATACGTTAATCATTTACTTCCCCTTTTAACTCCGATATACTCTACCTAACACAATTAACAAAGTCAAATACAATATACTAATCAATACAACGGAAATTAATATGCCTAGAGGTAAACAGCCTACCAAGCCAATAGATAAGCCATTATTACAAGAGGCGTGCGCGCTATTAGGAGGTTCATCCTTCCTGGCGATAGCTATCCCGTGTTCTCCATCTTATATTTCTCATCTTCTATATAACAAAACACCTGTTTCACAGTTTGTCGCTAATCGTATAGAGAAACTAACGAAAGGAAAGGTAAAGTCTTTAGAGTTGAGACCCAGGCCTCAGAGAGGAGAGAACTGGAAGAAAGGGGAACGTCTACGTGACAGATTGGGGAAAGGGAAAATGAGGCACGCTAGGTACGAAAAAGCTATTATACGAGCCATTGAACATACGGCTGGGATACTTAATCCTGCACCTGAGAATTCTTTGAGTTAACTTTAAGCATCTTATTTATCTTTGGATATTATCTCATCATTTATGTTTTAGTCCGATTTTCATACTGCGCAATCCAGGGAGCTTTCCCTTTTCCTTCTTTCCATAGGCGCGTCCATTCCTCATATTCTTCCACTTCTTTTAAATATTTAATCTTTGCTTTTCCTGTATTTACTGTAGACTCATATATGTATAATTGAGAGAGTTGCTCATAACTTTCTGGATTTCCATAACCCACAGCTGTTCCTCCCCCATATCCGTATCCATCCCTTAAACAGGCGCCAGAAGCCATTCCTGCACAATAATCACGACCATACAAACATCCATCAGAGAAACGATACGCTTGACTAACGTTACCATGGATAGAAGTACCACAATCAATTGCAGCCCCATTTGTAAAGCTAACGATATCAGGATTACCTTCTTTGTTGAAGATACGGTTGCACCAATCCCCATGTATATTACGATTGGCTTTTCTCTCAAAAAATCTACCCAACTTCATGGGGTGACCATTCCCTGAATTGTTTCTCTGAGGTGGGACTCGTAGGAATAAGTTCTTCTACTTGACACACCATTATTTCAGGTATCTCCAGACTCATCTTTCCATCTCTAAATCCATTAATCGCAACTGCCGACATAGTGAAAGCCCCCTCATAGCACCACAATCTACGCGTCTCTGTCAGAAAGACGTGCCGCGCATAAGCGTCATATTCTTTAAGAATACCCACGTGTACGCCAGATGCGTACGACCGAACTAGAACGTATTTTCCCGTGTAGGGGTGCTTATAAGCTCCCGGTCTTCCCAGTATTGTTACTGTATCATTTTCTTTCGCATCGCATACATGTTGACTCATTTCTTTTTCCTTCCTAATCTCAAGTTCAATATATTTTCGCTGGACATACTCCATTAACTCTCGAGATGTACCAGTGAATGGTATCCAGCTTCCGTCATTCATCTCCATTGCGGTGATTTCTTAGGTGCCATATATAGCCTTCTTATCATAATCTTCGGGTAATAAAGATTTTACTATGGTTTTATTCTTCTCTGGATTATCTGATTGCATATTCCATTGATTGTGCCAGGGAATCTGGAAATTTCCATCGCCATCCTCAGATTGTATCCCGCCTCCCCACCCTCCGGTATGATAAACGCCTCCGAGTGTAGGAAATATGTCTTCATACTTTGCGCCAGTCCCACTAGCTTTTCCATAACAGTATTCTATAAAATATGCTCCCCTTCCCTCTGCTGTCCCATATATGAAATATAGTAGTTCCTTATTCATCAAACTCTTCCAGAGCTGGTTCGTTGCCATGTTCACATATTTCTTCGTCTCCATTATTGTCATTCCTTAATGCCCATTTCTTTAATTCTTCTCGAGTCATCTTCCCTAATCTTGCGGCCAACGCGTCTCGTCCGGCGATTCCTGCGGCCTCTCTTTTGCGGTGTAAAGCCTCTAGTATTACATTTGCTTCGTTTACTTCACATATTTCTTCATCGGATAAACCATTCATTTAATACCCCCTTCGGCCCGTAAAATTTCTTTATAATGCTCTTCCATAGAAGATATTATTTTATCAATATATCCATATTCTTCTTTTCTCCTCCGATTTCTGTCTTCAATTTTTTTAACAGATTCCTGCGCTTCATTGATTCTCTTTCTTGCTAGAGCTTCCCAGTAACCTCCTTTTTTCATTATTTTCATTCTAAACATAAGGATGTTTCCAATTCTTTAGGAGGACTACCTATCACTAAATATAAAGTCCCTGAAGGGATTCCAAGAACTTCATGCCAAAAACTAGTAGACCCGTCAGAACGCGTATTCCCAATATATTTAATCTTAATATTATCTATATTTTCCGTCAGGTTATCCACTAACATTTCTTCTAACCCTTCCCTATTAGGATAAATACACATATTCATACGTATGTTTCTTTCCTGAATCCTCTCCTTTCGTGCGCGTGATTTTTCATCCATTATTTTCTCCTCTCTATTTGCCGTCTGCAAATATCTCTCCCATCCTCTTTCAATTGCGGAGTTAAACTTACTGGCAATGCGCCATGTCTCAAAAGAATGGGTACGCCACTTTTCATTATCCCTACTATAATTATAATAAGGAATATTCTTAATGCGTTCCAGAAATTCTTGCGGGGATTCTTTTCGCACGGTTAACTCTTCCCAAATATCTCTGCTATCTTTTTAATAAATCCCAAAATCATCGTGCTCCAAAAACAAAAAAATGCTGTTACCCACACTATAATTCCCAACAAGGATAATACAATTAAGGGAAGGGCCAGTATCGATAATATAATCAGTACTATCACATCAATCGTACCCATTATTTTTCCCTCTCTACTTCCTCAACTCTTCCAGCACTTTCTGTATCCCCATTCCAATCATTGCTATTACCCACATCATTAGTGCCCATATCGAGATTACTCCCAGCAGTAGGAATGGGAAGGCTAGTATCAATAATATTATCGTTGTTATGGACATTTTATTTTTCACTCCTTACAATTACATACATAAGTTCACCCGTACGAGTATCATTTCCAATTACCTGCACAGACAAACCTGGCCCAGGAGCAGGGATGAGCTCAATGGGATTATAAATCCACGCGCTAGGCGGTCTCTTTACCCTATAAATCTTATCATAATCTTTATCATTCCTCATTTTCTCTCCTATATTTTCCTTAATAGAATCTTCTATTGTTACCCAGACAATATGTGGTCTCCTATTAAATATATTACCCAACCTCACTAAAGTTTTCAATGTCATGTTAAGTCTTCCTTCCTTAACATCAAGCAATCTCTTTATGTTAAATCCGTTCATCTCCTCAAAAAATTTTACATTAGATAACCCAAACAACTTTTTGTTCTCATACACAAATTCTCCTATTTCTAGTTTAAGATTATTAAAAATATAATTTTCAATAGGGGAAAGTTCATTTCTTACCATTTATTTTCTTCCTCTCTTTACCAGCTGTCCCCCTTGAATCCGTTTTATGCTTCTCTCTAACCATTCCGTTGCCTGAGTGCTCCCCACAATGATTGCTCCCATTATTACTACTATCATCAGCACTACTACCAGCATCGCGCAAATCATTTTCTTCTCCCTTCTCCTCTGCAAACTTCTGCACATATCCCATCAAGCTACCATTCAAAAATAATGACCGTAGAAAGTCTTCCGCTTTACCATTAACCAATAAGCTTAACTCGCTAGTGGTTAGGTTCTGAGCATTGACTGGCTTGTTGCTCTCTTCAATCTGCATAGGTTGCAAGGGCTTTCCACAAGCTCTATCTAAGCACATATTCAACGCTGCTAATCTATTACGCGTATCCTCTCCTTCATCTAATATAATCTTCCGAAGAATCGCTAATCCCTCTATGCTAATAGTTAAAGCCTTATCACGGATAACACTGAGGCCAGCCAGTCTGCCGCCAGGATTAGCGCAAGCCATTCCCTTTACCCAATTAGGATTACCCGCATATCTTTGCTTTGGTATAATCTCTCCCATCTTCCCTTAAACCTCTCTTTTTATGTTTTCTAAATAACTTCTGAAATTAGGCGGCTTTATCGCTCTTTTCTTTTGTTTCAACCCTAATCTCTTATAGAATCTCCAATTTTTAGTTATTATCTTATGTCGATAAAATATTTTATGCCAATAAAATCTATCCATAAAAACAGATGCCAATCCCAGCCTCACACACTGTCGTATAGATTCACTATCTACTATCGGCATATTTAATTATCTTCCTCATCCTCAAAAGCACCGCTTAACCCTTTATAACTTAACCACTGCGCAACAAGACTAAGATTAACCTTCTTTTTAGGGAGGGATACTTCCGGCAACTCACCCAAATATTCTTTCCTTATATCTGTTTGGCATTTCAAACAATAATCAGTACAATTAGGACGTTTGTAACTCATGTATTAACCATAGCCATTACCATTACGATAGCCATTACCGTAGCCATTACCACATCCATAGCCATCGCCATTACCACATCCATACCCATTCCCGGACCCATAGGAATCGCCATACCCATCGCCATTACCAGAGCCATTACCATTACCGCACCCATGGCCATTACCAGTCCTATAGCCATAGCCATAGCCAGCCCCATAGCCATTTTCACCAATCATTACTTCCATTTTGATTCTTCGCAATTGATAGTAAAAATTAGTTGATCTTTATGAATTTTAGTTAACGGAAGAGGATCTAATATAGTGTCTGGAAGGGGGCCTTTAATAGCCAATTCACCCAAACCCTGAGAAGTACCCCATCTTCTGATTACATTACCATTAAATAATAGATAAAAATCTCCATCAATTTCTAAATCTCCTACTAAATTCCAACTTCTATTTAATACCAATATCTTTTTGTTCATAAATTACTCCTCCAAATTAAAAAAATATAACCAATAGCATCATCTTTACCCATTTTTATTGTGCCTCTCCTTCCTGATTGCGGTGGTTCCCACCTTACCACTCTCTATTTACTTTATCAATTAAATATATTATCCTTCCTCAAGGTGATAGAAGCACGTTCGTGCCCATGCTTAGTATCATGGACTCTCTCCGGGGAAGAACGAGAGATTATCGAAATAGGGTTACTAAGAACGCCTAGAGTAGGTAAGGGAGCTTTGTTTGTTAGTGAAGAAGGCAAGTCCCGTGCGGGTGGAACTCCTGCCTATCACCCCTCCTATGGCCAGATAGCTCAGATGGTAGAGCGGTGGGCTGAAAATCCACGCGTGGGAAGTTCGATTCTTTCTCTGGCCACCAATCTCACGAAAGTGTGTATCTTCACTTACCCCTCCCTAACCTTCTCAAGAGCCTTCTGTTCTTGGTGATTATTTTCTTCTTCCTTGGGCTTATTATATATCTATAGACATATTTATAATTCTCATAAGGAACAACCAATTTTTTTCCCGTATGATTCTCCATTTTAAACATAATTAGCTGTTTCAAAACTTCATTTAAGTCACTTCCCTTCAACTCAGCCTTCATCAATATTTTCCATCTGCAAAATAAAGATATAACCTCTCACTTAATTTCTGTTTTTTTACTTCCAACACTTTAATATTTTTTTCAACCAGAGCTCTTCTTTTCTTGCGAACCGATGATGCCATGGAACAGATATGTATATTAGCTGTTATTTTTTCTTTATAGTCATAGTCGAGAACCCCTGTTAACTTTCCTTCATACGACTGTATTTGTTCAAATAATTTTGCGTCCTTTATAAATAATTTCTTTTGTTTCTTTAATACTTTCCTTAATTCATATTTATTTATAAAAAATAATTCTTCAAACTTATCATCCAAACAACTTTTACCTTCATATATTCTTTTAATAGAACAAGAACTCTCACACAGGGCAAAAACTTCATATATCTTTTCATATATTTTTAATTCTTTTTCCTTCCATAACTTAACCAACTGCGCAATACAATATTTTCTAAGATAGGCTCTGTGTGCTATAGGGCATCTTCCTTCCATTTTAGGAGAATCCCAAGCAGCCCCCGTAAAATCATTAATTACAATAACGGCTTCTCCTACCGAAATAAGCCTTCGGTTATAAATATCTTTAAATTTTCTTTTTACCCAATGAACGATTTTCATAATTCTCCTTAAACGTAGCGCATACCCCCTGCAAGCCTATCGCAGGTAAGGATCAAAACTACGATAACCTTTTCATCCTAAGGAATAAAGATATAGGAAATATACACTACTACGATATCATAATGCTATCAAACGAAGATGTCAACCCTTTTTCTCTATCGGCGTTGCCAGTAGCTTGGCATATTTCTGGGATTGCTCTCGAAAGACATCCTCCCGAATGGCATTTACCACTTCTACAAATATTCCAAAGAAAGAACTTTCTATAAACTTATCATCCAAACAACTCAAGTTAGCACCCTCTAACAACTGAGCGAAGTTCCATTGCTTACTAGTTACCTGCAAAAATATATCTAACTTCTTTTCGTCACTCAAATTCCTAAACCATTTACGACACCATTCTGTGCTAGCTTTATGAAAAATGTCATTTTTATAACTACCCTCTGAAAAAGTGTTCATTTCTGGATTACTAGGTACGCTTGAGTCTCCATTAGAGAATGTATCCAATTTTTCCATAGTTTTAAGCCTCATTTTAAGTCCGTGGTGCCATTTTAAATTGAAACATATACCTGAGTGACACTTTTCAAATAAAAACGCTATATCTCAATTTTTTTAGGAGCGCAGTCATCAAAGAAATTCGCTACCCAACACGCTTGGTATTTTGACAGCATTCCAACATAAAGTAAATAGCTCCGATTTTGGGGTCCCGTTATTATAATTAAGATTTTAAGATAGTAATTAAATATTACCTTAATTAAAGGTCACCCTCATGGAAAGCACAGCCCCTTTGGTAATGTGTCAAAATACTTATCAACAACTTATCCACAGGTTATACACATACTTATCCACAGGTTATAGTGTATAGTAAATAACTTAGTATAAAAGTGAGATATTTAAGAAATAGCAGTTGACAATGTGAATATTTTGAGTAAAAATAGTGAGTGTTCTATTTCATTGATAGAATTCCTTCATAAAACCTTAAAACGCCTTTTCTCCCTCTGAACGTCCTAGGAAACTTTCACGATAGAGAAGGCGAATTAGGGGTTGCGCAAGTTATTCAAGTTAATAACATAATAATTAGAAAGATATGATTTCTTGCCCTCTATCGAGCTGCATCGGTGAAATAGGGAGATATACTGCTTACCTACGAGCTCTTTTACTACTCTCATGATATGCCACTTAGAGATACCGGAATCTCCAGCTAAGCGCTTATAGCTCGGAAAGATACATCCCCCTTCTTTGTCGCACAGCGAAGCCATACGAGCTAATACGAGCCGTTCTATTGGTTTTAAAGTTGCACTCCTGTGCTTCCAAACTAAGTTGGATATCCGCAAACTCATTTTGCCCTTTTCTTATTTAATCTTCCCTGGTGGGAGGGCAATATACAGACTGTAATCGGGTCAAGCAATAACTTTTTCTAACGTGTGCGGGGAAGTTAGAATGAGTACGTATTACTTGACCCGTGTGCGATTGTATAATACTGTAACCTATATTTAAAGCTATAAAATGTATGTCAATAAAATCTTTGCCTATTTCAGAAACACAAATACAATCTACTTTCCTAGAGTGGTTAGCCTGGAACTATGCTGAGGTGCGCAGTGTTACATTTGCTATTCCCAACGGGGGCCGTAGAACATGGACTGCGGGTAAGAAGCTCAAGAGTGAGGGGATGACAGCCGGAATACCAGATGTACTTATCTGTGTAGCTCGGCACGGCTATAACGGCTTCTTTATAGAATTTAAAAGCCTGAAAGGGCGCCTATCTATCCAGCAGCAAAAATTGATAGAATTACTAAAAAATCAGAACTATAAAGTGGAAGTGTGCTATAGTATTGAATCTGCTACCAAGATGGTAACAGATTACCTACAGGAACCAAAGGAGTAGAAAATGATAGACTGTGAACAATTTAGGGAATATGTGATTAGAGATACACTGCAAAATGTTTTTTTGAAAAGAAAAAGTCCAAGAGGCGAAGGTTTGCATGATTTAGTTCCCATTTATTCTATGAATATGGAAGAAATATTAATAGCCACAATCGCTCATGAAAGCCAAGGTGGTACATTTTTATGTCCAAAAAATAAAAGAACCCGTAGTCTGGGTGTTTATCAAATGCATTCCCAAACTTATCAAGATATAATAGATAAACTGTATAATAATATTGAAATAATATTAGCGGACGGAAGCCATTATTATTTTCCTAGCAATCCTAGGGAAATTATTACAAATTTATCTACTGCAACTTTAATGAGCGCTCTTTATTATCAGCTTATTCCTGACAAGCTACCCCCTCATGACGATATAAATAAAATATGGGAATTTTATAACGAAAACTGGGGCTTTAAAGAAAAAAATGAAGAGAGCAGTAAGGAATTTATTAAAAATTACTACAACTACGCAGGATTCCCTTGGTTTTAAGGAGGAAATATGAAAGTACCATCTGAAATGAAAGAAATATGTTTAAATATCTTAACTTTCTTAGCTTCCCTGGCGTTAGTGCTCGGAGTTATTATAGGGGGAATGAGTCTGATAAAATATGCCGCTTATTATATTCATAAAGATATGACTACTTCCTCTATTGGGTGTGAAGGTTTAACAGTGCGTGAATGTATTGAGAAAGAGAGTATTCCTCTAGAGGAATAAATACCTCTTATTCTTTTTCTTTACGCCATTTAAAGTCTATTAAATTTAATAACTCTTCTCTTTCTTTGGGTAGCCATCCCCACTTAAGATTATATCGTTGGGTAGCGCACCAGGTAGCAAGCTTCTTTAGCGTAGCATCTTTTTGGCCTTTTTTAATGGGACAATGAGCTGCTCCATACTGCTCCTTATATCTTATCAATTGGTGGTACATCTTATTCCATGCTTGTGCCCCAAGCCTTTTCATTTCTTCAGTACGTTTTTCTTCTTTAGGGGTATTAGGCATTTTTTTACTCCTAGAAAGGGATATCATCGTCAATACTATTATCGCTAGCTTGCGAAGAAACATATGCCGGAACGGGAGGAGAGTAGTCATTCTTAGTTTTGAGGGGAAGTGCTTCAACCTTTTCTTCCTGGTTCAACATCTTAATAAACTCCATAGGTACATACATCTTTATACGCACGCTATCTCCGTACTGGTCGCTACTCTGAATATCCAAGGAACATGCGCCACACTTGTTTTGCAGTAACGCTATATCAAACCTTCCTGTCTGTTTGTCGTATAGGTTAGTAATCTGTAACGCTTCCTGAACGTTGGCTATTTTCCAGTCTAAATCAGAAACTATCCAATCTGTTACAAATTCTGTAGCTCCTCTTGAATCGGTTACCTGGAGGTTAACCTTGAGCATAGGGTTCCCCTTTTTAGACACAAGAGGCTTTCCGTCTTTAGTAAGAGTATCCACCCTACTTATTTGAAAATAACCCCAGCCTGGCTCTAATAATGGTCGTTGCGTATATGATGTGTGCATGTTAGCTCCTGTCAGATTTAATTAGGTGGTCAACAGAGGGAGGGTTAGGTAAATATTCTTTCTCCATTGTTATGAAGTTTCCCAAAGAATAAATTTTAAATGAAAAATCTTTCTCATCTATTATGGTTCCAGGCCGAGCGTTGCCGCAGTCCTTTACCCATTTCTTAACTTTTCTATTTTCAAAAATATACCATATTAAGAATTCAAAGCAACTTACATATAAGGCATCTACCATAATAGCCGATTTTCTTTTATTTTCTCTCCTTATTTCATCGGTTATTAATTTAATGGTGGGTGATTCACCTAATTTTGTATATTCTAGTGTGGCTTTTGTGTAGTCTGAACGAACAGGCGCAAACGCTTCAGGAATTCCGGCCGACTTATAAGTAACATATTTCTCTTTATATTTTCCTAAATTACCTCTTTTCCTTCCTAGTCTATTAGCATATTTATCGTAAAATATAAGGGGAGCAGTATCAGTTCGCCAACTCCCATTCCATAAATGATGGGCTATAAAATCTGGCCATAAAATACCTATTTTCTTATAATCTTCACCGCATGCAGCTTTCCATTCAGGAAATAACCATTTATAATTTATTACCCTATCAAAAGAAAGCAGTGTTGATCTTCTTATGGCCATCTTTATAAGTGCGAACATAAGACGAAAAAAGCTAACAACTGCTTTCCCAGCAAATTTCCCAGCAAATTCTAATATTGCTACTAATTGAATTACTTTTTTATAAGTTTTTACCATACCCTCTTTTATTCTCTTCATCTTTAACATGAAACGCCACTTCATTGTTGTTAACATTTTTTTCACTCCTATAACCTATTCTTAGAAAATCCCATGACCCTTGTTTGAAATTCTTATTAATATAAGATTCAATCTTTTCAGAATGATTCATATTATTTTTACGGATATTCCTACTATACACCTAATTATCCCTTCTCATAGCCTGCTCTATAATCTGACGTATCCCCGTGGCTTGCCCTATATTGCGTTGCCAGCAATACTTCGTCACATAGTCCAACATTTCTTTACTAACCCTCACTCCTATCTGATAAGGGTATCTCGTCTCCTTCTTCCCCTTTGGGTCTTTTTTATCTCTTTTCATATTTTTCCCCGTTAATGCTTGACAATCTATATATATCTGATATCATAAAGATATTAAATGAGGGTGTCAATAGATAAATCAACGTACTAAGGAGAAAGAAATGAGAGACAATCAAGAATCACTAGGCGCATGGTGGAAGAAGGTATTAGAAGTAAGTTACCCGGTTAGAAAGAATGAAGCGGAAAATCGCTTGGGAGAGGAAGTAAATAATCTGCTACAACAAATAAAGGCAACAAACTCATCCATAGAAGATTTTATTGATACTTTAAAAAATCCACAGGGAGATGCAATTGATGAACAAAGAGAAAGAGTGACAGCTGACCTGATAGAGATTATATCGGAAGCTATTGATGAAAGAATAAGTATTATGAAAAAAATGGAAATACCTTTTGATAACTCACCGCAATTTTATGTCAATATGGAACGCTTAATTACTAGCTGGTTCATAGATGCTACAGATAGATATTTTGGCGCAGTAAAACAACTGCAAGATGAATGCGAAGGGGAAAACGATGAGTAAACTCAGAGGGAAGCCTGGAACACATATTAGAAAACGGGTAAAAGCTTTCTTTTACGGAGAAGCAGGGAGTGGCAAGACTACCTGCGCTATCAACTTTCCTAAGCCTTATTATATTGACACGGAAAAAGGAAGTGAGCACAGTCAATATATTAAAATTCTAGAGCAGAAAGGAGGAATGGTATATCAAACTAGAGATTTCCAAGACTTGTTTCAAGAAGTGAGAACACTTGCAACAGAGAAGCATTCTTTTGAAACTTTAGTGATTGACCCTATCACTCCTATCTACGCTAATTTAGTAGAAGCATGTTCCAAAAAAGTTGGTATAGCGCATGGTAGACACTACGGAGAAGCCAATAAAGAGTTTGAAAGACTATTGGATTTACTATTAAGAATAGATATGAATGTAGTAATTACAGCGCATGGTAAGAAAGAATATGGTAGCGACATGGCCGTTATTGGAAACACCTTTGATGCTTATAAAAAACTTCCTTTCATATTCGATTTAGTAATAGAATCTAAAATTGTAGGAAAAGAGCATAAAGGAGTCATCAAGAAGTCTCGTATCTCTACTATTCCTGCAAATGAAGAAATACCATTTAACTATGAATCTATTCAAAATTTATATGGCCAGGATATTTTAGAAGGGGAATCAGTTCCAATATTAGAAACGGTTCCTAATAAAGTAAGGTCATTTGCACAGCTACAAAGCGAAGATGACGGATATCAGTTACAAAGAGAAATTAAATATGCAGTAGAATATTATAGTGTTCCATGGGAAATGCAAGAAAAATGGATTACTGCCGCGAATGTTTCATCGTTGGATGAGCTCTCAGACCACCAAATAAGAAAACTACTTGAGATGTTAAACAAAAAATATAATAGCCAGGAAGAAGTCCAGTCCGCATAATATACGCATTTAATCAACAATGGAAGTTATCACAATACAATGGAGTATTTATGAAAAACGTTAATGTTAAAGAAATTATAGATAATACGATTACCTACTTAATATATCCTCTACTAACAGTTGGGTGTGGATATATTATGATAATAGCATTATTGGGATGGCAGTAATACTTTACTGATTTCCAAAAAATTCTACCGATATCTTAGTATAATCGGTGGCTACACCTAAATAGGTCTGTGTACTAATTCTAGCCGCACTTACGGTATTGCTAGCGCTGGCGTTGAACAAAATAGCAAGCGCATTTAATCCACCTACTACTGTATAATTTGTGTTTGCAAAGGCAGTCGTAAAATTTATAGTGTAATCGCCAGTACCATTTTTTACGATAGAGGCAATATTGTAAGAAGCTGCCGCTACGGGTCCACCAGCAGTTCCGTCAAATACTATCCATGCTTTAGCTACGCCTAAGTGATACTGCACTGTGGCAGGCACTACTGGATTTATAGTGCTGGTAGGAGGATTTAGCTGTAGCTGGGCCTTAGTAGCATACGAATCTATAATGGTAGAAAAGCTTAAATCACCAGCGCCGTCTGTCTTCCACATGGAATTAGCTGCGCCTTCAAAAGCAGGTAAACTCCACCCAGTCGTGATATTAGTATTAGCCGCATTGAAAAAATTATAAGCACTATTGGCTGCATTGAATATTTTCAATGATTTACCTAGTCGAATGCCTATGTTGGACAGAGAATATACCTCTCCAATTCCATTAGGATCTAGATTAAGGTTGCCATTTGCATTAGTGGTGGCTATCGTATTGGAATCTACAACCCCTAAATTAATGTTCCCTACCTGGAAAGAATTTGCACCCGTTATATTGTTAGAGTTATCTAATAATACCCCTGAATTTGCAAGGCTTCCTATTAAATTGCTAAAACGAGCAATAGCATTTACTGTGCTGGGTCCCCCAAACGTTGTCACGTCTGCCCACCCTAAAGTAGTAGAAGTTACCGCTTGAAGAACCTGTGTCGCAACGGGTGCTACCGTAGGCAGCGTTAATGGAACATTCGTTGCCATATTTCCTGCCGCAAAAGAAATATAATTACTATTAGCTGGGTCATAAAATGCCAATGGACTTCCATTTTGAACCGTAACCATCCCTGTGCCAACTGGAGCTAAATTAATATTACCGTTGGTATTAATGGATGAGATTGTATTAGCGCCTATCTGAATATTTCCAACTTGTATGGTGGCAACTCCGGTAATATTAGATGCTAATGAAAATGTAGGATTTCCAGCAACCCCTTGTCCGTTCACTACAACAATTTGATTATTGGTTCCCGTTAAGGTAACTAATGACCAGGTAGTAGCCGCAGTGCGTGCAGCTATTCCAACGCTTGCATTAAACCCCGCTAAAGCTGCTAAATCAGCTCCTAGCGCAAATGTAAAGGTGCCACTCGTAGTAATGGGAGAGCCCCCAATGACTATATCAGGCGTACTAGAGGTAGCCGCTACAGAGGTAACAGCAGTATAACCGCCTCCAAAAGGTCCATCACGCCACGTACCAGCTGCTGTTGTATTATCTATAAGGTAAAATAAATTAATAGTGGTAGCTAATATAGTTGCTAAAGTGGTTCCATCATTTCTTTTCAAGGTAAATGAAGTTCCCGTAGGATTATTTAAAATAAAAGAAGTCCCTACTCCTGTCATAGTAGTATCCGGTAAAGTAAGGCTAAATCCGCCACCGGTAGGGCTTACATCCATAATATTAGCTACAGTCCCTAATATATCTTGAAACTGTGTAGACCACGCTAGTGTAGTATTGGCGCTTAATGAAATTGCTGTATAACTGTTAGGGGTTACCTGAATAATATTTCCTGAAAACACATTAGTATAAGTTGACATCTAATCCTCCTCGGATTCAGAGCTGTGAGCTTTCTTGCTCGCTTGTATAGTAATAAACGGGATAGACTGACGTTGTATGTTATTCATAAAATCATTAAAGTCTCTTTGACTTTTGAAAGTTGGCGACATCATACGTTTGGCTAAGGATGGGTCAATTAGGGCTTTATTGAGCACGTTCGTTAATTCAGACGTCCTCTTTTCAGCGGCTTGTTTGAAAAACTCACTTATTCCAGGTAAGCTTTTTCCTATAGTGCCTAGATATTTTTTTGGATTTTTATGGATAGGGATTGGTCCCCAATATATATCGGGAGCTCCAGAAAATCTTCTTTGCGCTTCTTCCCTAAGCGCTGTTCTTGAAGCTGTAGCAGACCCTTGGCCTAAGCTTTCCGCTTCCGCATAACGTCTACCCTTTAACGCCTTTTCAATTTCTGTTACCAACTCTTTTTGTGGCGCTGTTAAGAGTTTATCAAATGCTTTTCCATTCTGTTTTAGAAACTTACTCATCTTATAGGGGGAGAGCTTATTTACTCCTCCTTGAGTAGCATCATTCTTGATAGAGTGCATAAAGTAATCAATACCTTCTTGCCTCAGTCCTTGCATTGCTAGTTTATCATTTCCAATACTCTTCATAAGAGAATTAATGTTATCTTCTGCATGTTTATTGAATATATCGGATGCTATATTTGTGTTAGATTTTGGAACATATTTACCTAACGCATCTTTTTCAAGAGTTCTATAAATCTTGGCAGTATCAGCCATGAAATGATTAGCAGCCATTTGAGCATTATGAATATTCTTTAGCTTGGTATTAAATAAGTCAGGATAAAGGGCCTCTACCCCCGGATGATTATGCTTGAATTCATTAATAGCATTAGTGCTTACGCGCCCAGTTTTTCCGTCAATTATTTCATTCAAAGTTCTTCGGTTAATTTCTTCTCTAAGATTTCCCATGGCTTCTTTGTTGTGGCCTATTTGCTTCACTAGAGCTCTGGCGTTATCTATAGAGCCGTAAGCCTTTTTTAAGAACTCATTAGGAACCTCAGAAGCATTCATTTGGAACCCTTCTGTTTTAGAATTTCTTCTGGCAATCTTTCCTAAAGTGGGATGACCTGTAATTTCTGAAATAGGTTTAGAATATTGATGGTAAAGCGCATCGGCTTCCCTTTTCTGTGGAACTTGCTCTAAATCTTTATCTAGGGCCTTTCTGGCATCCTTTAAGATTTTAGCTTGGGCTTCCTTACCTTCTCTTGCGTACGGCTTAAGGCGCGCATTAATGGCAGCTCTAGCAGCAGATAATTCCGCTATGGTAGGAGCCGCACTCTTAGGTTGTGGCATTCCTTCTAATATTGTATCTAATGCTTTTTGACCTAATGGAGCATTCTCCTTTATCACAGATTCGTACATCTTTCGATAATTTATGTCTTCTGTGCTTAATTTTCCTTTAGCGGGAGCAATTAATTTCTTTACATAATTAAGCTCTGTTTCTAAATCTCCCTTTACCACTTTGTTCTTAATAAAATCCTGAACATGCGTAGGGTGTATCTCACCAGTCATTTTTTCTAATTCGCCATATAAGTGACTAGTTTCTTTATGGCGTATATCTTTTCGTTTCTTTAATTCATGCTGTAATGCTTCCTGAATGCTCTCGCCTGCTTTAGTGACATCCCCAATTTCTCCTAATCCCTGCTTTGCTCTTTCTACATTGGATTCTAATCCCTCTAATTGACGGCCTACCGCTTCCTGAGTGGCACCTATCCCTGGGCCTTGTAAATGTTTTTCAGCTTCTGCATGTAAGAGCCTATTACCTATTCCAAGCTTCTCAGAAATGCCGCTCCCAGGGACTTCTTGCATAGCTCTATGGTATTGAGCAAGCGTAGGACTTTGAGCAATTTCAGCCGTGGTGGGTTCGTATCCAATAGGACTTGGCTTATGCGCTTCTAATGCTTGATACGCATTAGGAACTTCCTGTTGTCCCATCTTTTCACGCAAGAACTCTGCTATCTCTGCTTCTTTTGCAGATAATGCTCCTGGTTGAGGGCCTCTCATCCTTCGGATGCCTTTAGCAACCATTCCAGGAGCTAACGCTGAGCCCGCTAGGCCTATTAATTCTGAAGGAAGCCCTGGTACACCCGCTTCTTGTAAACCGCCGCTAAGAGCTCCTCCTCCCCCTGTAATGGCCATTGTTCTAGGAATGGAGGCCAGAGACGACCCAGGAAACGGTACCAAAGCCGCACCTGCACCCCTAGCAGCGTGACCTACCACGCGCTGAGTTGGAGTAGTAGGGTATTGGGTTTCCGGTACTATATCGCTGGGGCGCTCAAGACCCGTTAACTGTTGAAATTGAGATTGAACTGGTGAACCCCATTGCGAAACGTAATCTGTATCAGGGTTTATACCTTTATTGAGCCTTCTGCCAACTGATTCCATAAATTCTTGGCCTGCGCCTAGACCTTCCAAAGCCATATCTGGTAAACCTAATGCACCCTTTCCAGCTTGTTCAGCAATAAATCGTGGATAGCTGAATTCAGATGCTTCAGCCTTCTGCGCTTCAAGTTGCGCAATACGCTGTTGAATAGCTTGAAGCTGCTGTTGTTTTGCACTAAGGGGAGAGGCATTTTGTGTCCCCCCTTCATTAACGATGCTAGGACTTTCCAACGCAGGCGCGTTGGTATGCCTTAATGCTTCAAGGTCCGATATGCGTTGCCGTATAGCTTGTAACTGTTCTTGTTTATTCATCGGGAGAATTTGCCAATTGTTGATATTGCGCTTTCAATTGTTCAATTTCTGCATCTATAGCCGCATTAGGATTTTGTGCTGATTGTGGCGCATTCATGGATTCTTCGTATCCAGGAGCTTCCCTTTGAGTCACGTATTCGTCTAATGAACTATTATCAAACGGAACTGAGTACCCATGCTCCCATGCGCTTCTAGCCTGTTTAGCTTGTCGAGCTGTATGTTGATTAACCCGAGTCATCTTTTTTCGAATGCCTGCAAATGCCTTCGGGGTTGTACCACTACCTGCAAGACTTTTAATAACTTCTTTCTTGACTAAATCAGTGGGACGACCTGGCAATGTTTTTATAGTATTTATCGTTAAATCTGATTTATATTTTTCTAACAATTGAAAATCAGATTTATCTTTTTCTGAAATATTAGAAACTAATTTCTTAAATAATCCAGGATTATTATCTGCGTCTACCTCTGCGGATAGTATTGTAGAGTATTGTTTCCATAACCTAGGGTTCCTATTAATTATTTTTTGCATTTCATCTAAAGAGCGGATATTCTCAACAGCCGCCGGATACATATTTTTAGCTGTCTCTACTTCTTTGATTTTAGCTTTACGTAAGTCCTTATCAGGTATTTCATCGAACAGCACAGCACCCTCAGGTAATACCCCTTGCGCTTGCAATGATGCTCGGCGTTTTTCAGCGTTAGCATATTGGTGTTCTTCTTTGCTTTCTTTTGGTGCTCTATTCAGCATTGCTTGCTGATACGCAGTCATTTGTCTGTAGGGACGCTCTGCGGCTTCTAGTCTTGCCCGTTGTGTTTCTTTCCGAGCTTCTTCTTGCACTCGTTGGTGCTGTAACCTCTGTTGGTATTGTAATAATTGAGCATTAATATTTTCAGCATTATTCTGTTCTTGCTGATAAGCCTGTGCAGCCGGTAAAAATGCTGCATTAACCGAGCCAAGATTCCCGGCAAATCCACTTCCCGCTTCAGGAACTGGTCGATTAGCGAAATGCATTAAAGCCATCCCTAAAGCTCTATTATTCTGAATATCGGTGGGACGAATAGCTTGAGAAGCCGCTCCTATAGAATTACGTGCAGCTTCTATTCCTTGCATGCTGCCAGCAGAAAGAGGACCTCCAGGCATTTGTGGAGTACCTTGACCACTTTCAGGATTTTGCTGAGCTTGCTGGTTTTGTTGCATCTGTTGCAACATACGATATTTTTGCATTGCTGGATTAGGCACCATTTCCATGACCTCCACCTATATTTTGTAAATCTTCAAAACTATATATTTCAGGCGCAAAATGCGCCAATATGTTCCCAGAAATATCTCTCCTAGGAGGCGGTGCGTGCCCAAGTATGGGAGATGCTCCTGGATTCATTAATTGCTCGAGTGCATAAGGAGCTAACGCTTGCGCTTCAGCTATATTGTACATATGTTGAATGGGATGATTTATAACCCTAATAGGTTGATTGGGTTGTTGCGCTCCTTGATTGGGAAGGTTTTCGCCTAGTATCTGTTGGCGTATTCCTTCTTCTTCGCGCTGTAATCTATGACGCTCTTCAACTCTTTCTCTTTCTCTGTTAGCAGCTACATCTATACCTTGTCTTTTCATTAATTCATTTTCATGAGCTTCCAAATCATACTTGTATTCAGGTTGAAAATGTTCATTATATGATTTCTTTAAATAATCAATCTGATTTTGCAATTGTTCATTGCTAAGATTTTCCTTAGTAAAAGCATTAATCCCAGAATCAATAGCACCCAAAGGACGCGGTTTTAAAGATTTTAAAATTTCTAAATATGCATTATTAATATCGTTTTCCTGTCGATTTCTAATGTAATCGTCTTGGGTTGGATACTTATAGCTACCATACCTTGCATTAGCATTTTGTATTCTTTGCTCAAGGGTAGCTATTCCTGTATCAAGATGTGGGATAGCCTCAGGAGTTGACCACTGTTGTCTAAATCTTTCACCTTCTTCATTACTAAACATATATCAATCTCCCAATGTTATCTTGGTTGCATCATGCGTGCAGCATACACATTAGTGGCTAAATTCCCTAATTGTCCCAAAACATTTAACTGCGGTGAAGCAGGTGTTTGGTAATAATTCATGTTTTGTGTTGGTGCGGGAATTCCATGCAATAATGCTGCTTGTCTTTCTATCGCTTCCATTGGGTAATTTTGCTGCCTTAAGAAATCTTGATAAGCAAGCTCTCTTGCAGCTTGGTCTTGCTGTTGTTCATATCTGCCTCTGCCTTCTAATGCCGCTACATCTGATAAATGTCCAGCTTGTCGTAACGCACTTAAGTTTCCTAATTCCCTGGCAGTTTCAACGGCTCTAGCCTGGTCAGCATTAAACGTTTGAGCTGCTTGTTGATAACCGCTCATTAAAGCATGCTTCTGATTAGATAATATTTCTTTCTGGGTATCCCGAGCTGCTCTTCTCATTAATTTCTCATGACGAGAAGAACCATGCTGTCCCAGACGTACAAACTGTGCTTCTAACGCAGGTAAGATATTTTGTTTAAAATTACGATTCCCTTGCTTAGCAATATCTTCTACTACATTCTCTGTAAAAGGATTTAAATAATTCCTATATTCCTGATAAAAAGGAGTAGCAGTCTTTCCTAATAAATTAGTAGACTTTTCTAAATAAGGTAAGTAAGTATTCTTCACGGAAGCCATTTGATGCGCTTCGCGGATAGATTGTGGAATAGGTGCTAACCTTTCTCCTCTATATCCAGTATAAGGAGCACGCGATTGAGCTGAGCTTCGTTCCGCTATGTCACGATATTCCGCCTTTAACCAAGGTGGTAAGTCAGATTCAGATGCGCCAGAAAATAATGGCATACTTTACCTCGTATAATGTTCGAAATGTTTAGACTTAGGTGGCAAGAACTTCTGTACCCCTTTCTGTTTACGAATATTTATTCTCATCTTATTTAAAAGTGCGCTACCCCTTGCATTGCTACCGTTTCCCATATTGGAAACAACATGCGGAAGAAATATAAACTCTCCAGATGAAACCTTGGCAGGAATATGTCTAGCGTGCCTGGAAGTGGAATCACTTGTAGTTCCCCCTCGTGCATACTTAGAAGCTATCTGCTCTAATCTCTTTTTACCATTTTCTGAATTACCATCCCCTAACAAAGAAACCGTAGTAGCATCCATCACAAAGGAACCTTCAGGAATATTCTTGGGAACATTGTCCTGCTGACCACCCCCAATTCCTTTAATGTATTCACCGCCTTTTACATGGCCCCCTCTAGCATAGGGTTGTTCTTCAAAATAGAGATGCTCTCCATGCTTTCCTGGCATATAGTCCGGAGCGGGTTGGATATATTTACGAGTAGCATTCTTTTTAGGGCGCGGCTGGTCTTCTGGGCCCCACTTAGGGCGATTAGCTTTCATCACTTCATCAAGAGATGGTTGGCTAGAAGCTTTAGAGCGACCACCAGCAATACCAGCAATGCTGGTACCAAACAATGCTGCATCTAATAGGTCTTTTCCGCTAAGTCCCAATTGTTGAAGCATTCCAGATTGGGCTGCCGAAGGCGGAGATTTAGCTCCATATCCTAATCCTTTTCCAGCAAAAGCTGCCGGACCTAAAATGCTGCCCATTTGGTCCATCATAGTGGGATGATTCATCATCATCAGGTTACCCATCGTACCTTCAGGGTTAACACCAAACATTTTCCCTATTTTAGGGCCAAGGAACGCATTTCCTAATCCTACCCCTGCTCCGCCTAACGCATGGTCTAACGGATGCCTCTTAGAACTTAAAGCGCCCCCTAGAGCGCCTCCGGCCATAGAGCCCATAGGACCGCCGAACATGCCTCCCGCTAATGACCCCACTATGGGTAACGCAGTTTTAGCAATAGGTCGTATTCCGCGTTCTAATCCATGTAAGCCATGAACCATTCCACGCAGACCAGACCTATGCTGTTCACCCGTATTGGGGTCAGTTGTCTTTTTACCAAATATGCTTCCTAAGAAACCACCCATATTAGCTCCTTAACCGTGCGGCATCATGTCAACCATTTGTTGCATATTTAAGCCTGGTTGCAGCAAACGCGCAGCCCAAGGTTGGCGCCCCATTCCTGGTCGTGACCCTTCAAGGCGTGCTCCTCCTGGCATCATTCGATTCGCACCCATAGGCGCACCACCCATGCTTACGAAGCCACCTCCAGCATAACCTTGGTTAGGCGAGAACTGTTCTTGGCCATAACCACCCTGTTGCTGTTGACCATAGCCTTGTTGTCCGTAGCCACCACCTTGACCATATCCTTGTTGTTGGCCATACCCTTGCTGAGGACCCTGAAGCATGTTTGCTCCACGTTGCATATATTGGTCGGCTGTGTTGCCCATTTGTTGAGTCATATCAGAAGGAGTCATCCCCATAGCGTTTTGGAAATTAAATCCCTGCGGTAGTTGATTCTGGAAACGATTACTTAAATAGTTTCCAAATGCGCCTCCTAGCCCACCTAAGCCTCCCATAACTGCTTCGCCCATACCTGAGTTTGGTCCAAAGAAACTATTGATGGCCCCGGCTCCTTGCTGTCCTAATCCTTGCGCCATTTGTCCAAAGCTTTGATTACGGTACTGTTCTGGGATAAATGAATTCATAGCAGATGCGCCCATCTGTCCCGCAGATTGCTGTGGGCCACCTTGCTGCGGTTGCATTTGTTGCCCAGGCTGCGGGCGCGGAGCTGTAAAGCTTTTAGCGGCTTTTCCAGCCATTCCCCCCAGCGAGCGGCCAATAGCTGCTCCTGAAGCTCCCCCAAACTTATTACCCAGAAATTCACCCGCCGCAGGCGCTAACGAACTAACGATTCCGCCTAACGATGGTGCAAAACTTTTTATTGCATCAAAAAGACCCATAATAATTATCTCCTACTAAAAATTAGCCATACATCTAAAAACTGCTTGTGCCCACTCCTGCGCATTAGCTCCAGTAGGTAGAGCTGCACCATTGTCGGCAAAAGTATTTTCTTCAATTAAAAAACTTCCCTGTTGTTTCCAACTGGAAGCATCCTCTTTTACTGGATTATGTAAAAATGGAATATCATCATTAGGAAAATCCACCACTAATGATGCCCACCATGTATTGATATCAATATCTTTAGGTAACGTCATTGACGCGCATCTCCCACTCTCATTACCAATAAAACGGTTCCCATCTCATAGTCGCCACCAATAACATCGCTGGAAAAAGTTAAGGTCATAAAACGCTGCTGTTTACGGATATCTATTTTTACATCCGTTGGTAGAAAAGGCTCCAAAGGAAAAGTAATCTCAGGGCTATTTGCGTACTCTCTACCTGCGACCTGTAAATTCATTTGTCCTGATTGAATAAAATCTGGTTCTACCCGATACAAATCCGACCATCTGTCGAGGCCCTGCATCTGTCCATCGGCCCCCTTTAAACACCAAGATAAATCTGGGGTTTTTATATAGGAAGGGATAGCAGTTAAAACCCCTCCTATATTCTGGTCGCTTCCCTGTTCATGCATCCAAACATTATAATTGCCACCACCATCCGGGACACTATCGGTCCACACTGGATAAGCGAATGTTTGTTCAAAATAACCGCTTCCTCTAGTGATAGGCGTGTTATACCAGGATTTTTCACGCACGTTATAAACAATCGCATGATTACATTCAATACTGTTTCCGAAGGGGAACAACCACCAAATCTCGCCCCATCGGGTCTGCTTAGTAGCCCACACCTTTTGACGCTGTGCGTAATTCAAATTATTAAAGAAAAAGTTCAAATTCATATCATTGGGCAGCTCTTGCACAACACCGTTATAATAAAGAAACCTATCAACGCCAGCCCAAAAAAATATTCCATCATATTCAATAATTCCTTTGCTAGATAAAATAGAACTCTCGCTGGTCACAGTATCAAACGCAAAAGCAATCTGATTATTACCGACCTGAGTCACCCTAATCAGTGCATCTAAGCTCCATAAGAGCCCAGCAGGACTGGAATTACCCCCGCGCGTAGCTAACCCAGCTACAATCTTTTTGTCGGTTACACGGGCTGAATCCATGACAGTAGTCGGATCGTTTGCGTTGCTCCACATTACATTTCCATCATTACCAAACATGAAGAGATAGGGATGGAGCGATACCATTCCACCCGACACAGAAATGCCAGTAGAGATTAATGGAGTGTTCGAAAAAGCGTCCCCATAATAAATTGGGGCCTCTACAGTGTTATCTATAGAAAATAAATTAGGTGCTATATGAGCCACAATGATTCCGGCATTACTAACCGTTGAATACATTCCATCAAAGGTCCATTCGTTATAAGGGTTAGTCACAATCCCAGAAGGAGTCCTATCTACTAAGCCGCTCAATGGAAGACCATCACCATTCATGGTGAAGTATTTAAGAGTTTGAAAATCTCCCAAATAGGTATTGAAATTGCCAGCATTGGATATTACAAATGTTCCACGTGGTACATTAGGCAACCCACCTATTATCTGGAGATATCCACCCATTTTCTTAGGGAGCCCTCTATAAAAACGGCACCACTCTCCATCTATCCACGGGCGCGCAGATAGCTGTGTACCGTCTTTCTGTATACCCGCAGGGACTGTTAAGGGATAGATTTTATCTGGCATTAATCTGCATCCCTGTTAGAAGCTCTGTCCGTAATGCGCATATCATCTTGTGCGTTCATGCTTTCTAGCCCACGTTGGTAATATCGTTCCCAAATAGGTACTCGTTCATCATTCTTTAAGAACGGCACCGCTTCCAAGAGTGTAGCATATAACAAAACATCTGGAGCATAATTGGTCAGCCAGTTTGTTTGATTTATTACGCTGATAGGTTCAGGCAAAGCGAGATATCCTAGTTCAAACGGATAGGCTATATCCGGTGTAGGCGCCACTAAGAAATTAGAAAAACCATAATCACAGTAAAATTTAGGAGGGCCAGTTTGTGTATCGGTAGGCCAATAGTCTCGAATGAATTCATAGCTTCTTATTTTTATTTGATTTCTAGTATTGCTACCCGTTCCAGTCCCATAGTTTAAAGTAAGGTTACGTCTCCAGTTGGCTGGTTTTTGATAAACAGAGACTCCCACTGTAAATGTGTTCGTGACATATATTACAATTCCAAGCGTTTTAGATTCTCTAGCGATACGTTGTTCTGCTTGATAAATGAAATTTGGTACTTCATTTAACGTATCGGTATCCGTACGGTCTAGGTAGTCCATGGTTTGGTTTACAAGGGAGTTATATGTCATTACCATTTATGATTCCTCATAGCGCATTCCATACTCCACTGTAATAAGCTTCTACTTGAGGAATAGTAGTGTTTAGTCCTATCATTCCAGTCTGAGGAGCTCCAGGACGAGTTCCAGTTGTCCAAGTAGGCAATACCAAATAAATGCCAGCAGGATAAATAGAGGGAGAACCACAGATAGAATTAATGTTAGCGATAGGTGCCGTAAGAGCAACGCTATCTATCTGAAAAGGACCAATCGTTCTGTTAAAGTTAACTGCATTTAGAGCAATAGACATTGGACTATTATTTCCAAATCCATCTTGTACGGGTTGTAGAGTATTAGATAATCCTCCTCCCATATTGGTAGTGGTTAATAAATCTCCAAAACTAGCATTTGGATCTAAATTGGTTAACTGTGTCATTTAAGCTCCAAAATAAACATTCTGTAATTGCTGTAATCGCGCAGCTTCCGGTAATGCAGGGATGCCATCTTGACTGCCAGACCATGCAGACCATACTGGAAATGGAACATTTCCCCACGTACCATTCTGTCCCCTAGACCATGTGCCACTCGTTGGTTGCTTTACTCGTGGATTTCGCAATGGAACTGGGTCAGGCGGTAATATAGGAGGACGCAATTGCTCATTAGGCTTATCTGCATAAGGCCTCCCTACATAGAAACCGGTCCACACTATCGCATTCCCACGCCATTCCATTTGCTTAACCAAATCGGTATGTGGAAAAACAAATCCTGTCTTATCGCAAATTCCAAGACCTTCAGGATTGTCTTGATTAATAACGACATGCTTTCCATGCGGTCTATACGTCATACAGAGGTCCATCCTTGTGTATAATCACCATAGATTCTTAATGGAACACGTTCGCGGTCTTCTTCAGCAGCAATATGATATTCTTCATCTGCTAACGCCTTTAACATATTAAGTTTATTTATATCTACAATGCTTGGATTTTTAATCCCTAATTTAAAAGCTGTAGTGGCGCATAAAGCTTCTAAGAAACGTGCTGGAATCTGCGCACTATCAACCATAGAACCTACATCTTGCATCTGTAAAACATAGGTATAAAAAAGATTATTGTATTGAGCGGTCGGCGTAGGCCATATAGCAACAGTCGGATTAATTAAACGCGATACATAAAAACTAGTAGGGCGTGCAGGGTTATTTTTATTAGGGGTAGCTATATATTCTGCGCGAGACATTCTAGTAACAATAGTGTCATCTAATGTTGTATTGAAATACAACTCTTGTACATTAAGGGTAGCCCCCCCTGTTTCTAATACTCTAAACCAGTTTCCTAAAGTAGGAACCGGAATAACAAACCACTGTATGACCCCTACCGGATAGCTTTGAATAGGGGCCATACTAAGCGTGGTCCATGTTATATTATCGTTAGAATATTGAAACGATAATGTATAATTCAGAGTCGCATTAGACTGAACGCCAACCATAGCAATAGGATATTGCAATGCTCCCCAATTATAACTGATATTTCCGTTAGGAGCCGTTTGCGTACATGCTGTTGCAGGATTGTTGTCGAAAGCATTCGCAGCTACACCACCTGCGCTTGAAAATGCAGTTCCACCAAGATTGCGCGTAGAAGTCCTAATAGTGGCTTCTAAAATATCACTAATATATAAAGGAAGATTATATGTGTTCTGGTTAGGAGTTAAGGCCAACATTCCTGTTTGAACTGTCCACAGGTTTAAACCTCTGTTAATCCAAGATTGTAATGTGAAGTTAATAGAACGCTGAGCTGCATATATTTTAGTGTGGTCTAATTGAGGCGATATGATGCCGATACGCTCGTAAGCGTCTTCTATAATCTCCTTACTCTGAGGAGAAGCAAATTCATAAGTGCCGGACGTAGACATCTATTCATCCTGTTAAAGACCTAAGGGTGCATGCGTTTAAGGGTATAGGCCGAATTTGCCCTTTTTCTAAGAATGGGATTCTTGGAATGCATTGCATGTTCTAATTTTGCTTCAGGAATTTTATTTCTTTTAGGTACATGTAGAGACTTATGTAATGCTCCCGGATGTTTAATTGCAGACTGTATCCACATTTTACGCGCTCTAGACATTAGGTTATTCCTTGCTGTAAGAAAGTAGCCGTTAAGCCTCCACCAGGAGTTGAGCTATTAATAACAATTGCCGAGTAAAGCGCTGGCACAGAAACTATGCCAAATTCACTCGCAGTTTCAGCTATCATGTCTGAAACCGACTCAAACGTAGGAGGATTAGAAACTTTTTCTACATCGTATAAAGTAGACACTAATGTATATTCAATGGTTCCAGTCACTTCTACCTGAACAGTGGTTTCTGAAGGAACTGAATATGGATTATGTTTAAACCACCAAGTTTGACCCGTTTCACCAGCCCCTATATCAGCGGGACCCCCTGCTAACGTAGTATCCACAGTCACACTCGTAACAGTATCAAAAAGTTTTGTAGTATAAACTGTATCATTATTTGGACCAGCAATTGTTTCAGTCTGCGGATTTCCTTGATAAGTTCCGGTAATAGTGAAATTATTAGTAGAATCATCAAAACCAGAAGCAACACTCACTGTCCTAGAACAGTTTCCAAAACTTGCAATTCTATTTGGGCTATCTGGATTTGGTGCATAAGAGAGATCACCATTTAAAACATACGCATAATTAGGCGCGCCCGGACTTTGAGCAATCGCTACTGATAATGCGCTATCCACACTCCAAAAATATACGGATGGTTGTGCCATTATTCATTTCCTTGCGGTTCGTTTATAACCTTAATCGCATCTGTGTATGCCTGAATAGCACCATTCAAGATGCTAATATTGCTCGTTGCGTTAGCTTTATCTAAAAGCAATTTTTCAACAGCTGCCGCTATTTCATTTACATATTGGCTCTGCGTCTTTAGTTGCGCTTCGCATTCTGTTAATTTCTTTTCAAATGTTTGTAGTAGGTTTGACATTTTATGTCCTATCCTCTTGACTTAACCTTATAAAAAAGTAATTTATTGTCACCCATAAAGTAGTATCTCCCCCTGTAAATGCACCATCTCTATTGGTAATAAAAACGGATTGACCGTTTACTCTTTCTAGCTGCATCGGGTCCACTTTTGCGCCTAGCCCCTCTGTAGTTAAAAATTTATCATAATAATAAGGACCGCTCAGAATGTCGGAAGATATTTCAGCAGCGGCAAGCAATCCACCACCGTGAGGTTCGTTACCATATTGCAATATTAAGGAGCCCCCTGAATTTACATCGTAAGGAGTGGTTCCTATACTGGTTTGCAAACAACATCTAGTTATCACTGGAATCATTCCAACATCGATGCCCGATGATAACTGAATCGGAGAAGAATAAATTCCAAGAATATCAGCTGGCTTTAATTTTTTAACTTCCCATACAATAGTGGGTAAATATGGTCTAATATTTTCAACAATCATTTCTTTGTCACTCATTACAGCTCCTATGGATACCAATTTATATTAATTATTCCTCACTGTACTGGAAGAATTGAATAATTAATATAAATAATGGCTGATCCGTTTCCATTAGCAAAAGCCCCTCCATTATTAGCTATTAAAAGAGGTAAGTTATTTATATCTGTGCTAATAAATACGCCGCCACCTCCTACAGCCAATCCCGCCGCTTGAAAATAAGTATTATTTAAAGGATCGGTAAGTGTGGTGCCAGAAATAGAAGCAGCAGCTTCTACTCCAGCTTCATATTCCAGAAAAAGAGTACCCCCCCCCGTAAAAGAAACGCTTCCCCCTATTCCTAAAACTGCCCAACTATTTACATAATAAAAAAATCCAACACCAGGCGGAGGAGCAAGCTGAAAAGGTGTCCGCATTCCATAAATCTGAGTGGCAGTAAGGGAAACGGTTATCCAGGAATTAGTAACAGCAAAAAAGTTAGAACTAGCTGGAAATCCTACATATGACTTATAAGTTTTAGAGACTCCTATAGTATTGTCATATACCTGCATTCCAACGCAAGGAGTGGCTATCGCATTTATCTGAGCGGTCGTCATTCTGGGGGGCACAAAACCCCCTAACGTAGACTGAACTTCAAGCGCTGCACTGATAGGAACGTTATTAACCGTAGTCAACTGTGCAGAACTATCAGAAACTCCAGGCGCACTTCCGCTATCGCCTATTAAACAGGCAGTAGGAGTTACGGATGGAGTAATTAAATTAATAGCCATCTATATTCCTATTCCGGTTTAAGTTACTGGAACAATCACATACGACATATAAATAGAAGCAGTTCCATTGCCAGCAGCAAATGGAGCGGTTGCGTTCGATATATAAATTCCTACATTATTGAAAGTAGTAGAAACGGCTGCCACTCCTCCATTAACATCCCCAATTTCACTAACAATATATTTATTAGCTACAGGGGTAGTAAAGGTAAGGGCAGGAATTACGTTATAAAACAAATCGCCTGCACCAGCAGCAGTATTACCGTATTGAATTGAAACAGCGCCACCGCCAGTAAATGCAGTGCCGCCTCCCGATACTTCTATCATGCAAATGTATGGAAGATACATAAATCCTGCACCAGGAGCTGCAAGCAGTACAACGGGAGCAGCTTCCATGGCAATAATTTGCACCGCAGTTAACGCAACAGTTGTTGACGCTAGAACTCCAATACCAGGAACTGCTGCCCATCCAGCAGGTGTGTAAAGTTTCATTACATTTGCAGTAGTATCATATACCTGCATTCCAGCTACAGGGGTTACGATTGCGTTTAACTGAGTAGTTGTCATACGAGGAGGAACAAATCCTCCCACCGTGGACTGAACTTCTAATGCCGCACTAATATTAACGCCGTTAACCGTAGTCATTACAGGAGGAGTATCAAAAGCTCCTCCTCCTGGCGCAGTTCCGGTGTCTCCGATTAGGACAGCAGTATTAGTAACGCTTGGCGATATTAAATTAATGGCCATGATTAAGTCTCCTAATTATGGACCATAGCTCGCATAAGCAGCACGGAAGTTAGAAACACCAAAACTGTATCTTTCTACTGCTTTCGCGAGAAGATTATCAGTTTGGAA